CAGGATTGGCACGGGTTGCCATGATTTCAAAACAGCAATACCAATCACCTTCTATGAGCATCGGGGGCGGAGGCATGAGCGCAAGCCGTGGCAACATCCCCATGCCTTCCATGAACAGCAGCAGCTTGGGCGGTGGAACGCAGCAGGCCGGCCAATGGAGCAACAAAGTGTACGTAACGGAAGGTGACATCAGCGCAACGCAGCGGCGCACTCGCAACCTTCGCAAAACATCGGTTCTATGAACGGCAAACTAACAGCACTTCAACGGCAGTACCTTTCCCGCCTCGGCAAAGCGGAGGTAGAACAGCCCACCCTTACAGGGGATTTGCTTTCTGACCTTGTGGACGGGTGGGCGAAGTACACGACAGAACGACTGAAAAACAGCCTTGCGAATTCCAAACTTCCCGGCAACCCTACTTCAGGCCGGGCGAGTTACAGCCTTTATCAAAGCATTGACGCAGCGAAGACGCGCAGGAGGGGTAACGATGTTATCGGGGCAATCAATGCAAACGATTATTACTCTGCTGTTGATCAAGGCCAAAAACCCGGGCAACCCGTGGGGCCGTTGTTCCGTGCGCTCGGTGGTGACATGGGATGGGTACGGCAGAAGGGCATCATCCTCGGCAATGAATGGGGCAAGACCGATGCACAGCGGAGAAACAATTTCGCCTACGCAGTCGCTCGGAAAATCAACAAGAAGGGAACTGTGGGCAACAAGTTCTTTTCAAAAATCATCAACGACGCAACCTTCGATGAGTTCGCGGAATACCTCGGACGGGCGATGGGACAGAAGATTGCCCTTTCGATTTCCGTGATGGCAAAGGAAGACAAATGACATTTTTCACCATTATAGAAAATGAACGACCCGATTTACTACCTTGAAATTGAAGACGGCGATGGCCTGACGCAGGTCAGCCTTGTGCAGTCACCCGCCATTGAGGAAGATTTTCACTTCTTCAGCGCGGATAAAATGGCATCCTTCAGCGATTACCCCGAGGCAGCAAAGGTGAACGCAGAACGCGGCATCCGTCTTAACGAAGAACTGAACAACAAGTGCGCGACTCAGGTGGGCAAGGTTCGGGCGCAGCAAATCGCATCCGGTGAACCGCTGACCGAAGAAACCATCCGGCGCACGTATTCCTACCTTTCCCGAGCGGCTGAATACTACAAACCCGACGACCCCGAGGCCTGCGGCACTATTTCCTACTTGCTGTGGGGAGGCGAAGAAATGCTGCGATGGGCGGAGGCGAAGATTAACACAATCGAGCGCGAAAAGCTATCCTTCGCGATCCAATCAGAAGAACGGCGCATCATCACAGGTCCAGCCATGATTGCCGAAAAGCCCATTCTTCGCAGGGCGGAAGATGGAACGACCTATTATGTCAAGTTCAGCGCGGCAACAATTCAGAAAGCCGTGAAGCTGTGGGCGTTGCAGAACAAATACAACGCTGTGAACGCTGAACACGCTAACCCGGTGGGCGGTATGCACCTTCTTGAATCGTTCATCGTGGACAAGGAACGCGGAATCAATCCTCCCCAAATGTGGGCAGATGCCCCCGAGGGCAGTTGGTTTCTTTCCTACTACGTAGAAGACGACGCGGTATGGCAGAACATCAAGGAAGGCAAGTTCAAAGGCTTTTCCATCGAGGGTTATTTCACGGACAAACCCGCAAGCAGCGAAGAACAAACAATGGCCGCAATCGAAGCCATCCTAACAAAGTACGACAATTCACAAATTAATCCATTAGATGAAATGAGCGCAATTAACAAAATCAATGAAATCAAGAAGCTGCTCGGCTTTGCGGTTGAGGAAGAAACGCCTGCCGTGAAGTTCGCTGAAAGTACTCTTGTTGATGGTACGGTTATCCGTTTCCCTGGTGACGAAATCGCCATGCTTGGCGTAGGTTCAGTATTAGAAGTTCAGACCCCAGATGGCGAATTTGCACCCGCACCTGATGGCACGCATGAAACCGCTGAAGGCTACTTGGTAACTACCGAAGGTGGCGTGGTTACTCAAATCGTGGAAAAGGCAGAAGTTGAGCCTGTTCCAGTTGAACAAAATCAGGACTTTGCAAGCGTGAAGGCTGAATTTGAGGCGAAGTTCAACGAGCAGGCGGCAGTTATCGCACGTCTGACCGGACTGGTTGAAAACCTGACAAACGCCCAAGCAAAGACACTGGAAGTAATCGAGCAGTTCAGCGCGATTCCCGCTGCCGAACCTGCGAAGAAAGTAAACGCACTCAAGGGTGAAGCTGCACGACGCGATGAGCGTATTATGGCTTTCGCCGAATCAATCCGAAAAATTAAAACCCAAAAATAAACATGGCATTTGTTGTATCAGATCTCGACAATTACGGAAAAGAGGACAGGCTCCCGATTCTGTACAAAGCCCTCTTTGGAGGCAAAACAGCCGGAATGCTCCAAGCAGCCGGACAAGTAATTCCTGGTATCAAGACCTCGGACAACCTGAACATCCTCGACAGCGAAGTTTTCTTCCAGGCCAACGGTTGCGAACCAACCACAAGCGGAAGCACCACCTTCAGCAAGCGCACCCTTTCAGTAGGCGATATTCAAGTCTACGAAACGTTGTGTCCTAAGACCCTGAAAACGAAGTGGATGCAAACTCAGATGGCTGCTGGTTCAGGTGGTGACAATGAACTGCCCTTCGCTGACCAAATCGGGAACGAGAAAATCGCGAAGATTGCAGACGCTTTGGAAGAAGACATCTGGCAAGGCACTATCGCTGCTAACCAGTTCGACGGATTCAACACCATCCTGACTGCCCTCGGATTCGGTGGCGCAGGTGATCCAATCGAAGGCAACCCATCAACCGGTGGCGGCTGGACTCAGTTGACTTCTTTGACCGTTGCCAACATTGACGACGCAATTTTGAAGATGATCAACCAGGCGCAGGCAAGCACCGACGGCAAAGCAATCCTTGCCAAAGAAGACCGCTTCTTCGCAATGGGCGTTGACACCTTCCTCCTGTACAAGCAGCACCTGATTGCGGCGAACAATTACCACTACAATCCCGAGACTGGTGAGCAGTTCATGGTTATCGAGCCTATCACCGGAACAAAGGTTTACGGTCTGCCCGGTCTGAACGGAAGCAACAAAATCCACTTCTCCTACTGGAGCAACTACTTTATCGGTACTGACCTGGTGGGCGAAGAAGAAAACTTTGAGTTCATCTCTGACCCTGTGAAGAAAAACGTCATCTTCAATGCCGAGTTCAAATACGGTGTTCAGGTTGCTTTTCCAACTCAAATTGTGTACTTCACCCTGTAATTGAACAGGAAACATTAACCGAAGGGGCGGGTGAAATTGCCCGCCCTTTCTTTTTAAACCCAAGAAAAAAGACATGAGTTGCATTTTAACTACCGGATTTAGCCACGATTGCAAAGACAGCGTCGGTGGCGTAGACAAGATATGGCTGCTTGAATATGAAGCAGTTTCCTCCTACACTTCAGCCAGCGGCGAAGTGTCTGCACTTACCCTGAATGGCGGCAAGGCGTTCTTCAAGTACGAGTTGCCTAAAGACACCGCTTCTTTCACCAACACCATTACCCCCAGCGTGGAGAATGGAACGGTGTTCAACAGCGCTGAACTGAACATCAAACTTCGCAAGCTGTCCACCGCGAAGCGTAATGAAGTGAAGCTGCTGAGCGTTGCCCGTCTGGTGGCTATCGTGAAAACCAATGCTGGCGATTACTGGGCGATGGGCCTTGACCGAGGTATGGACATGACCGCAGGCAGCTTTATGACCGGTGTTGCCCTCGGTGACATGACCGGGTATGACCTGACCTTTACACACGCGGAAAAAGAACCCCCGCAAATCGTGCAAAGTGCTGTTTTAAATTCGCTGAATATCAGCTAACTTCGTACACGTTTTGTGTTATGGTGTGAAAGGCCGTCCTTCGGGGCGGCTTTTTGCTTATAGGTATTCCTGCCGACACTTCGCCCTAAAGTCATTGATTACCCTGCTCACCTCATTCAGCGCAATGCCCGTCAGGCGGTGTATTTTGCGCATACTCATGCCCGACAAATACAACTCCATCATCTTCGATTCATACCACGGCTCACGGCTTTGCACCGTTGCGATTGCGTCCAACTTTTCCTGAACATCGGCTTCCTTCCGTTCCCTCCATTCGTCTTCCTCCTCGGCAACATCCCAACCTTCGATGCTGTCCGTGCCAATGTTGATACTTCCCATCGTTCCATTCGGCTTGCAGAGGTTCGCAGCGCACCTGATGTAGAAAAACTCGAAGTACCCTGCCTCATGCGCTCGTGCTGCCTTTTCGCTCAACTCCGTGGCAATGAGTAGAAACAACTCCTGCTGCAAGTCCTTCCAATGCGCGGGGCTATATTTTTTGCAGACCATTTCAGGCCATGATTCGGAGGCGAGGATTTCGATTGGTGTCTTCATGTGAGTAGAAATAGCCCTTTTTTATTTACCCGTGAGCAATGCAGGGCAAGTGCTAACGCGTTCACGCAGTCATCGTGCAGCCCTTCAGGCGCGTTGTAAGAAATGCCCGTCCTTGTGTGTGTCCATTCAAAGTTCATGAGTTCATCTACTATCGGGCCGTCAGGGAAGACAACCTCACGGCCGTGAATTGCGCCTGCGAGGTCTTCCATGATTTGTTGTTTGCTGGTTGAGGTGTATTTGAAGCCCTGAATGCGTGGGCAGACCCGCTGCAAATCTTCAACAATCGGGTCGCCTACACCCGTGGAGTCAATCACGGCAGGCGTTCTGCCGACAATCCGCTGCACGGTAACGCGTGTGGCTTTCCAATCCAAACGAAACCGCTCAAAGAAAGCTACCTTTTTGGACTGATTTAGTCCAATTATTACAGTCCAATCTCGGGATTTTGCAAGGTCAATGCCGTACCACTCAACAGGCCCTTGCGCTAAAGGTTCGATGCAGCTGCGAATGTGGTCAAGCCCGAAAGGATTGCTGTCATCGTCGGCAGGCTCGGCCAAATACAACTCCTTAAAAACGTGCGCGGGGAGGTCGCGTTCTGCCTGCTCGACTTCTTCACGTTCCAATATGCCTGCGGCCACCGCATCCCAAGCGGTGATTTTGTGGAACTCATAACCGTCCTCGCCCTGCCTTGCGCGTTCTGCCAATCGGTAGCCCCAGTTCTTTTTGCCTTTCACGTTCCCGATTAGTTTGCATTGCCCGCGTGTTTTGGTCAGGGTAGAACGCAGCGCAAACCAGGCTTCTTCACGCGCCCTGGTGAACTCATCGAACACGGCAGCATACACATCATCACCGTAAAGATTATCGGGCTTTTCTGCTGACTTAAATTCTATCATTGCGCCCGTGGGCAAGGTCAATCGTAGTTTACTTTCGTTCGCATCAAACAACCTTTCAGAACATTGCTGCTTGAAACGCCTGAATGCGATTTCTGCCTGCCCATAAACGGGCGCGACCCACCAAAAGGACTGCCCTTTCTTGCCCTGAAGTGCTTTTTCAAACAGCCACACAATGTGTGAGGCTGTCTTGCCGGCCTTCGTGCTGGCAGCGGTCACGGTATAACGCGCCGTGCTGTCGAGGATAGCGATTTGGTAGGGTGCAAGGGGTGGGCGGTTGTACTTGATCTTCATAGCAATTCGCCTAATAGTGCGCTCATGTAGGCTTCATAGCTGAGTTTACTTGCCTTGTTCAGCCTGTCGGCGCGTTCTTTGTCGATGGTCTTCAGCATGGCGGCATAATTGAAGAACTCCATCAGCGGCATTGCCATAACGGCATCCATTTTTGTTAAGTCCTTCCCTGCCATCCTGTAAAACATTCCTAACCAGTCGCTGCCTGCTTCCTCAGCTTCTTCTCCTGCTTCTGGAAAAAGGTGAGGGAAACTTTCAATAATTCGGGTAAGAGCGTCGAAAAAAAAAGCGCGGATGGGTAGGCTTGCCCAACAGGCATTTTTTGCATGATTTTTTGCGCTTTTCGCTGAAATTCGGCCGCGCTGCGTGATTTATCATACCGAATGTCCTTCCAACGAAACCACTTTCTTTCCTGCTCAATCATCAGGCAGGCAATCACCTGATGCATATTTTCAATGAACTTGCCATCCGCTGCCACCACTTGAAGCGTGGCGTATTCGCCGGCGGAAACCTCGGCAGGATTTGTGACAATTCGATACCATTTGCCGTCCAATTTGAACCGTTTGCGCTTTGGCTTTTTGGATGGGTACTCATTGAGGAATGTCAGTTTGCGATAGGCTGCGATGCGCTCGGTGTGCGGTTGCTTTTCGATTTCCTCGATGTGCTGATTGGATAACACCGAAAGAACCTGGTTCATAATT